GGAGAGGATCGCGCTCTGTTGCAAGATAATTCTCACAATGAGCGTAGGGAACATCTAAAGTAACACCACCATTTTTATTTGGGGAAATAAAAGTGTGTGCTACTTGGGTCATTGAGATTCTGTCTCCAGCATAACTGGAGGCAATCGTTTTGGATACCATAGGGGCAAACCACATACACAACAATCCTTGGTGGAACATTGTTCCATTTACTACTAACTTGAAGGACATATTTCCGCGGAAATATTTCATGTTAGCAAAGGGTTGCTTTAGCTGTTGGTTCGTTAAGATATCCAAGGGTAAATTGTATAACGCGAGGCCACTAACCGGGTCTAAAACAGACCACGTGCCAGTACCAACGTTATACCACTTACGAACAACCTTAGAATATTCGATCCCCTCCGACTCTATAGGAGTCTTAGGGTGTACCACAACAGTTGTAGCTTTTGTCTGGTCTTGAACTTGACTAGTCAAAGAAGCTCCAATAGTTGCACCACCCCTTGAATCCATGTGAAACTCACGTCGAGTCTCAAGAAAATCACCTAACAAAAGATGAGTTCCCCAAGATGGTTCAACGTAAATATCATAAATGTCTTTTATTGATAAAAGATCGTTGAGAGCGTTTTCACGGACAAATTTCGTATACAAACGATATATTTCATGAAAGTGTTCAGAATTTTCCCATTTAAAGGAATAACTCAGAGCACTTTCTAGATCTAGTTTCGTTTGATCTACAATCTTTAGTCCTGTGACCTTGGAATCTCGAGTCCAATTAATCAATGCATTAACGGTAATAGGCTGGCTTACACCAACCCATTTTCCTTTAATAATCCGTGTAGTATGTTTTAAATACTCCAGTTCTTGCAATGGTTTATTGGGTCCGAAATTTTCTGATTTATCACCTGGCGTAAATGTGATATTATGCTTGGAAAGAAAGTCTTTAAACATCGTTCCAGTAAATTCAAAATTTGGACTTACTGCAACAACGATATCGTCGCCATAAACGACGAAATCGACGAGACGCTTAAATTCTACCTTAGTCAATTTTGGATATATTGACTTCAAGCACATTATCACATAGCACCAGTTGACAAGAGAGTTTACATCTGCTGTTAAATAGTGCCCACTAGGGGTACCACCTAACGCCTGAAA